ATAAGAGCATCAGCTCACGCTGCCCGAAATTCCCCCGGTATTTCACCGCGTCCTCTTTGGTGGACGCAACGGCGCGGGCGTAGGCGAATCCACGCAGTTTTTGCGCCGTGATGACCAGTTCGTTTGTGACCGCCTGTGTATCCAGTCCCGGCACGCCAAGAATGCGGGGTTTAACGTTCAGCTCCGCCTCGGCGGAAAGCAGCGCTTTCAGGCCGGTGCGCTGTCCGTCACTGGTCACTTTGCCGATGATATTCGCTTCGGTGGTGGTGCCGGATGCGGCGGTGGCTTCATCCACACGTACGACCACCACGGCGGGATTGCCCTGGTCGGCGATGGCCTGTAGCGCCGGGGCCAGCGTCCCTTTGTTACCGGCCTTACCCAGTTTGCCCTGCACGTCGGTTAACAGTACCGGCTTATCCGCCGGGAAGAGGGTTTTGTCGGCATCGGGTGAGGTACATACCATGCCGATGATGGAGGTGTTGATGGTCTGTATCGGGCGGGTACCGTCGTTAAGCTCAAGTACCCGTGCCCCGTGGTGGTATTCGTCTGCGGCCATGGCGCGTTATCCTTTGTTTGTCGGTATCGTCATATTGTGTGACGGGCGGGTGCAATATGCCCGTGACGGCTCTTGTGTCACTGACGACACAATGCGCAGACGAAAAAAAAACGCCGCGGGGGTGACCGGCGGCGTTAACGGGAAGGGGGAGGGTCAGGCGGTTACCCAGCTTTTGCCGTCCGTCCCCGTCTGCACCAGGGTGGTGCTGTGGTCGGTGGTGGTGGATGAGGGCAGACCGTTAATCAGCACGTTACCACTGGCGGGCTGTACCGTGATGGTGCCCGCGTTGTTCGCCACTATCTGCACGGTATTACCGGCGCTGATTTTCGCATCCGGAATCACCACTTTTCCGCCACGTTTACCCGCCGGGAAGTACACGTAAGACGAGGCATCAGTGTCCTTCAGGGTCAGTGTGGCATCATCCCGGTATACGCTGGCGCTGAATGCCGCCAGTTCAATACCGTAAGTGTTTGCCGAGGTAATATCGGTCAGTTGTACCGTGTTGACGGGGGTGTTTGCCGGACAGTTTCGCAGGGTGATATCGCGGCCTTCACCGTTATCAATGTAGAGCGTGGCCCTGCTGGTATTGCCCCCGTGGTATTCCACGCGGAAACTGTGCCAGTCCGTGTTGTACGCGCCGAACGTGCCCATTTTGATATTCTCCGGCAGGATGTGCCCCATCAGGTTGATGTTCGTCCCGTCCGTCTGGATGAAGAAGTACGCGAGCGCCGGGTGGGTGTCTGTCGCCGTGCCGACAAAATTAATCCCGGCGGGAACGTCCGCCCTGTTAAGCAGCCAGTAGCACGCCAGCGCGTACTGGTTTGCCACCTTCGCCGTGGTGAGCCTGAATTTACACTCCAGTACCCCGCCGTGTTTCAGAAGGTCGGTGCCGTTTGTGACCGGCTGTTCTGCTTTCCATGACTGTCGCGGCGTTTTGGTGATGGCCAGTACGTGCCCGCCTTTACCGTCCGGGTTAGCTTTCGGTGTGAAAGTGCCCCCGCTGACGTTCTTCCAGCCCTGTTGTTGCAGCGTCCCGTCACCCCGGCGTCCGTTGTAGCCCACTTCGTCCACCTTCGGCGTGTAGCTCAGTGTGGCACTGGCGGCGGTGTCGTTTGTCGCTGTGGTTGCGGCTGTGGTTGTGCCTGTAGCTGTGCCTGTGGCGGGCAGCGCTGAGCCTGACGGGGCCGCCGGGGCAGCCGGGGCAGCCAGCAGACTTTTACGCCCGGCGTACAGCAGAATGGCAGACGCCAGCCGCGCGGGGATGATGTCGCGCCGCGCCCATGAACTGAAATGGCTGCCGCGAAGAACTGATACCCAGTTGGCTGACGTTCTCGATGCCGAGCCGTAATAGTGCGCCGCCGGGATGTCCGGGTCTTGCGCCGGTTCATTGGTCGGCGTGTTGTGTCCGTTCTCATCGGTCAGGAACGGCACAAAAAAGACGTTCGGCTCCTGACAGGTTTTATAGCCGCCGTACACGATGTCGTACTGTTTCGGGTAGGTGTCTTTCCAGTAGTGCGTCGTATCCCCGCAAATCCACGGCACATTGTCCGCCTTAAAGTCGGGCATCTGTGCGGCGTGGTCTGCCAGGTCGGTACGGAACTGTTTCACCATTTCCGCAAACCGTGCCGGGTGATTTTTGAAGGCTGCCTGTAAATCGAACTCCCCCTGCATCCAGACGACGGCGAGCAGGCGGTTTTTCGGGTTCTTGTCCAGTGCCGCTTTGGTACGGCTGATTAAGTCCTGGTACAGGGGCTTACCCACCCCCCAGCGGGCGGAGGCTTCCGTTGCACCGGATTTTGCGTTAAACGCGCCGGTGTCGCCCATGGTAAAAGCTGCTCCGCCACGTGAGCACGGCACTATCAGTATTCCCGCCTCTTCGGGAATGTACGGCAGCAGCTTTTTGGCGATATGCAGCGCCTGGCCCACGGTGCCGTACTGGCCTTTTTTCAGGTCGGCTTTTGGGTGATTCTGTCCGCTCATGTTCTGCACGTCGTGCGGGCAGTGGTCGAGCGGGATAATGTCATTGTACTTGCAGGCTGCACCGCCCGGCGTCACCGTGGCGCGGCGCGCCAGTTGCTTAATACGCGGGTGTGGCGCATCCAGGGTGTCCGGCAAAGGTAAGCCCTCGCCGTAGGCCATCATGTTGGACTGCCCGGCGACGGGGATGACAAAGTAATATTCCGGGGATCTGTCGGTTTGTTGTGCGGTACCTGGAGGGTTGACCGCAGATCGTACCGGAGTGAAATACTGTCCTGTAATGAGCATATTCAGTGACTCCCTTTACCAGACACAGACGGCAACCGGCCCGGACTGCCAGTAAGTTCTTATCCAGGCGATATCCGGGGCGGTGATGGTCAGTGTGGCGTCATTAAAGCGCAGAAAGGGCGCGTCCGGGGCGGGCTGTGTGGCGCTGCGGCAGATGTCCACGCCGCCTGCAAACTGAATAAACACGTCCTGAGTACCGTCGGTTAGCTGCTGCCACTCCCGGGTGGCGATAATTTTCCTGGTGTTCATCATGACTCCTGTTTATCCGCTTCCTGTGGTTGTGTGTTCTCTTCTCCCCAGCCCACGGGGTAACTCAGAATGGCGTTCACGTCAGTGAGTTTATCCACGGCTTCCTTCATGGTGCGCTGACGCATGTGGATTTGCAGACCTTTGGTGAACATCGCCTGACTGATGGCATCGCCCAGCTTCAGGAGTTCGTCCGCCGTGACCGGCACATCGTTATTATCGGCGTCCGTCCAGATGAAGCCGTCCGGGAGTCTGTTTTCTTTTGCCGCCTGTACGGAAAGCGCGAGGCGTTCCTGAGTGGCCTTGCCGTAATCCCAGTTACGGCCGTTGAACGCAAACACGTAATTTGCGTTTTCCTGTGCGTTACGCCAGGCGTTGATGTCGTCGTGTTTCTGGTTCAGGGCGGTAGTGCGGTCTGGTGTCCACTGGCCATTTTCGAATTTATCCACCGGTGAGGCGGGGGCCTGTGTGGTGGTGTTCTCCGGTAGCGGCCCGGGTTCAGTGATAAAGACCGGGCGGCCGGTGGTGGTGTCGTAAACTGTTTCGCCACGGTGGTCTTCGTACAGGCTCCACGTTTTGCTTTGCGGATCAAAGACCGCAGTATGGCCGTCCGGGATATCGGGCGGCGTAATATCGGTGCAGTTTGCCGGTAAGCCGGTGTGTGGCGGAATATACGCATCGCCCGCGCCGATAAACTCATTTGTATCTGCACGCAGATTATAAATTTTAATCGTCTGTGCTTCGTTGCTCATTTCAAAAGCCATTACGCTAACCTCACAATGTAGTTAAAGGCGATGTTTTTAACCGTGACCTCTTCATTACCGTCAGGGTCAACAATAACCAGGTGACCGTGCGGGCCGATGTAAACCGTATGACCGTGCGGGCCAATCCAGGTGTTGTGTGCGTGTGCAGGTGACGGCTGAGTCCATGCGCCGTTACCGGCATGAAGTGACGTATGATTGCTGTCCCCCCAGTATGACCTGAGGTAAGCGCCAAACTCATGATTGTGTACGCCGCCGGAATCGGAACTCTTTGTCCCGTAATCAAACGATGATGTGCTCTTCGTTCCTAAATCGGTATCCTGCGCCCGTGCGGTGTGGGCGTGCCGTTTGTTGCCGTCCATTTCCAGTGACAGCACGGAACGACGCCCGGTGGGTTTACCTTTAATCATCCAGCCGCGCATATCAGGAAGAATGCCGGACGGATACGCCCGCGCCAGTAGCGGGTAAGCGGTTTTGTCAAAAGACTGCCCTGCCATGAGGGTGTAAC